GGCCGGGCGGGACGGTCTTCTTGAATGCCGGAAACGCGGTCAGATAGGCCGAGTTGAAGCGCATCGTGAGCAAGCTGTCGAGCATCGGAAACAGGGGCAAGAAGCCGTACAGGATGCCTAGCCCAGTCCGTTCGGGCAGCCGGCTAGCGGTGGTCGTGCCCAGCGCATGGAAGTACGGCCCCCTGAGCGTCTTCAGCAGCGGATCGCCGTAGGCATGTGGAATAACCTTGCACAGCGTCGCCTCAGCCAGGTTGCCCTGGCCCTTGTGGCGCTGGTTCGGCCCCTGCAGCAGAATCACCTGGCACTTGTAGTCCCACGCCTCGATGCAGCGGATGGTGTTGGCCGTGCCAACGGTGCTGCTCGAGCGACCCCACATGCGTCCCCACTCCGCCCTGGCCAGCTCCGCGGCACGCGGATCGAGACCTGACCACGTTTTCGGGTCGACCACGTTGCCATTCGAGTCCAGGCCGGCGCCGAAACGCTCGAGTGCCTCCTGATAGGGCAACTCCTTGATCTCGAGACAGGCGGTCAGGCCGTTTTCGTTCTGCGTGTAATAGAACGTCTCGGGCGGGACGTCGGTGGTACAGATGGGGTACGGCAGGCGCAGCTTCGTCTCCTCGGTCTTCTGGTGGTACATGCGGTCCCTGGCGTCCTGGTCGTACTCCTTGAGCTTGTCGAGCTCCTCCTGGATGTCTTTCGAGTCCTTGTCGTACTCGGCCCACGCGGTGTGGCAGCGCTCAACGGTCTTCAGAACGCCTTCGCCTTTGACCGCCAGACTCCACAGGAAGAGGCGCAGCAGCTGACGCCGCGCTTCCTGCTCCTGGCGCTTCCAGGAGGCCTCGAAGAAGTGCTCGCGCAGTGTGGCGTTCTGCTGGTACACGTCGCCGAAGCCGACCGGCTTGAAGCTGATCGACATCGGATTGACCGACAGTGCCGCGGTGACGGTCGTCGCGATGTGCATGGCCATGGTCGTGCCACCGCGGAATTCGCCGGCGGTCTTGCGATAGGCCTCCGGAATCTCGACCGGCAATTCACCAAACAGCACGGCGTCAATGTCGCGGTACAGCTCGTCGCGCTCGCTGAACTGGCGCACCATGTCCTGAGCAAACTCCATGGTCGCTGCTTCCATGGCCTGCTCGTCCTTGGGCCGACTGTTGAACCAGCCACTCGGTGGCGCCGAATACATGCTCATGGGCTGTCACTCCGCAGTGGTGGCTGTACCCGCGCCAGGCGCTCGTGCTCCGCTTCGATCCACGCCACGTCGTTGCCCACGGTCGATTCACTCACCTCCAGCACGTCGGCGATCGCGCGGTACACGAAGCCTTGCATATGCAGCTCGTAGGACCGGCGGCGGCGCAGCTTGAGCTCGTCGGTCATCGCTTCTGCTCGGTCACGTAGAACGTGGTCGCCGCCTGGCCGACGATGGCCGAGCCGGACGGCCCATATAGCCCGATCCCCAGCCGATGCGTACTCGCCGACGGAATCATGTAGTAGCACCCGTTGGCCATCGCCCCGTAGTTGGCCTCCGGCGCGTCCAGCCCACCCAGCGCGATCAGCGGCGCCGCGCCATCGAGCATGATCCCCCAGATCACGCGTGCGCCCTTGGTCGGGCAGGTCAGCACGAAGGCGAACTCGATGCGTACGCGGTTGCCGCCAAAGGTGACCGTCACCTGGGCCGGCGTCTCGGTCCACACGTTGGTCAGCGGCAGCGACCAGGCCAGTTGCTGCACGTAGCTGGCCGATAACTGCTCGACCGCGTCGGCCTGGATGGCGCTGGTCGGGATGCTGTTCGCGGCCGGCGTGAAGTTGAGCGGTCCGCCAACCAGATTGAAGCTGGTCCCGTCAAAGTACAGGTAGCGGTCGCCCTTACCAAAATAAACCACCCCGGTGCCGTTGGGGGTGCTCAGACCACTGGCGCGATTGACCCGGAGGACGCCCGGGCCAGCGTTATCAGGCGTAGTCGGACCGCCCAGGTTGAGTTTGCCGCGGTGCACCCACAGGCCGCCTGACTGGCGCTCGCCGCCCAGAATGCGGTCCTCGGCCGCGTGGCTGACCGTCATCCGAAACTCAGCTCCACCACCCGCTCGTCCCGCTCCGGCTGCGCCTCGGCCGCCAGCCCATACCGCAGCGCGTCGACCGCGTGGTCCTCCGTCTTCTGCCCCTTCAGCTTGTCCGCCACGTCCTCCGGATCCAGCGGATCGCGCACCATCGCCGGCAGCGTCCGCTCCAGATTCGGACACGCCCCCCGAATCAACCTCAGCCGCGGCCCCCCATCCCCTGCCGCCAGCGCCGCACGCACCACGCTCCACCCGGTCCGCCGATTGTTCATCCCCGCCACCACCTCGCCCAGCACACTCCCATACACCTGGGCTATGCTCGGCCGCTGCGCCTCCGTCCGCGCGTTGAACATGCTCGGGTCCAATACCCGCAGCACGATCCGCTCCCCCTCACTCGCCGCCCGAATCAGCTCTGCCTGCTCCTCGTCTCGCAGCCCGCTCGCATAGCGCTCCCGATAGCAGTACACCACCCTCGACTCCGGATCACGCGCAAACCATAACGCGCACCACGGCGCCGCAAACCCATAGTCCACACTCACCCACCTGGGCCACTCCGGATCCAACCCACCCAGCGGCTCGTCCACCACGTGAATCCGCGGATTCCACTCCGTAAAGAACATCCCCTCCGCGGCAACCCACTGCCCTAACCGCAGCCGCTGATACGTGAATCCAGTCAGCGTGTCCAGCGTCTCCAGGTAGTTTCGCCCGAATGTGGTCCACTCCGCTCGACCATGATCAAACAGGACTGGATTGTCCTCGTGCCGTGTGTCGAGTAACTGACACTTCCCACTGTCACAGCGCTGCTTCAGCCAGTGGTACGGATCCGCCGGGTTACAGTCCGCCATCAACTGCTGGTAGCTCAACACCCCGTTGCGCAACCGGCTCACCAGCAGCTCCCAGTCCAACTGGTCAAGCTCCGTCGCCTCCTGCACGTAGATCAGATCGAACTCCGTCGACTTGATCTTCTCCGGATCGTCCAGCCCACACACCGCCACCACCGCCCCACTCCCATAGCGATACTCCTGGTCCTCCGTCCAGAACCGACACGGGTGCGGCTTCGGCAAGACCTTCTCTTCCCACGTCACCAGCGCTGCCTGGCTCAGCGTCTTCCGTACCTTGCGCACAATCGCCCCGCGGATCGGCGCCTGCATCGCCACCAGGTTCATCTTCTCCAGACACGCCCGACTCTTGCCCGTCCCCGCCGGACCCGCCAGCAACACCTCGCGCCCCTTGTCGCCCATCAGCCGTAAACATTCCCCGTACGGCTGATAGCTGCGCTCCTCTTCCTTCTCCTTGCGCCGCTTCCTCTCCTGCTCGATGAGACTGCCTCTCATCTGCACCCCAGCCAGAAAATAAATTCTGTCACCCCAACCGTCCGATATGCGGGGGGCCGCGCGCCCGCGGGCGCATGTGGTACCCGTACCCGTCCTCGTCGCCACGTTCGCGCGCGTGCCCTGAGAGCGCCGTGCGCCACGCTCTCAGGCATGCCGGCCGGCCGCCCGCAACGCACGCGGCGTAGTCTGAATCCGCAGCGTGTCCCCTCGCGCGCGCGCGTTTTCAATCTCAAATTGTGGGGGTGGGGGTGTCCTGGAGAACGCCGGGGGACAGTTTTGGGGACAATTCACAAGACGTCCGCCGGATCGAACCCGGCGACAGCCTTGATAACCGGAGTCACAGAAACGTCGACCCGGTCGCGATAGCGCTCCGGAGCTCTAGCGCGGAGCAGGAACATCAGCAGTTGATCCGAGTAGCGTTGAATCGTTCCGACTTGCTTACCGTGTTGATAGACCGGTTCCGCTACACCTTGCTCCGCGCGGCGCCATGCCTCGCGTTCCAGGACTTCCGTAGCTTGGAGATCCGCCTGTCGCATTGCCAGAGCAAACTCCGGCTCGTGTTCCTGCCAGACATAAACGGTAGCGCGGCCCACTCCGGCTGCTTTCGCAGCGGTTGTGACATTGCCACACAGCGCATATGACTTCAGGAATCGCTCTCGCGCGCGATCCGTTGTCCCGGCGCGTCTATCTGCC